TTAATTAAATTTGGAAATAAATCTATTATAAGATTTAATATTTAAGTCTATTATAAAATTGAGACTTAATAAATTTTTGTTTTTTAAACTTGTTTTAGAAGGTAAGTTTAATCAGATTTGTTATGTTCGGTATATCATATTAAAATGATATGTTCGTAGTGTTATATAAATATATAAAAAGTAGAAAAGAATTCAATTTTTTAAATTATTTTTAAAATTTTTATTTTCATTAAATTTATAATAGTAATGTTAAATTATTTTTTAGTAAAAATCTTATCAGCTACTCCCAATCCAATAATTGCAGCAATCGTCCATGCCCAAGCTTCTGGAATATCGTATAAAACTTTTGCTGGAACTGAAATTTTCAAATAAGAAACTGCAAACACTATTATTACAAGTGTCCCGAGTATTCTCTTATTGCTTGCCTTGCCATCAGGCTCACTAAGAAAACCCTTTAACCAAGTAAACTGTTCTTTAAGCCACTCAACCATTTTGTTTCTTTTAATAATTATTTCTTTTGTATCAATTCAGATTTTTTTCATATTTTTCTTAAATTATTTTTTGGGTTTATTTTTATTCGGCCACCAGCCAATCCAATCTCTCTTAAATCTATAAAGAGTATAAATTACAGCTATTATAAATCCCAATATAGCAATTAATTCTTTTATTATTTGAAGTGTGTCTAAAAATTGCGAAGTGGTTAAATTAATAACCCAAGCCAGTATATATAAAATCCATATTGAGATTATTTTCATTATAGTATCTCCTGTAAAGTTATTGTTAAAGTGATACATAGTTTTATCCTCACTTCTTTAATAATTGTGAAATTACTTCATTTACTGCAATCATAAACTCTGATTGTCTTATTTTACCATTCTTTACTAACTCGTATAACTTCATCATAACTTGTGTTCTGGATAGATTCTCGATCTGTCCTATAAACTGTATTAGTGGTTGAGACATCTCATTTAATAGCTTATATTTTTCTAATTCTTCTTTTATTAGCTGTCTCAATTTAACAATAATTTGTTCATTTAGTTTTTCTAATTCATTAATAAAATTGATTACATCTAAAATAGAATCAATTATTATTTTCTTAGAATTTTCATCTAATTCTTTTTTATTAAAAATAAATTCTTCATAATATGGATTTATTGTGTTTATGTAATGTTCTTGTAAAATTTTTAATAATTTATTTATATCTTTATCTTTATTATTTTTTTCTTTATTTCTAAATTCTATAATTTTTTTATCTAAAAATTGAAATAATTTGTCTATATCACTATCGCTCATTATATTTAAGATTTTTTATTCTTAATTTTTTCTACTAAAATTTTTATCTTTTTTACATATTCTTGAGACATTTTAGCTAATTCTCTTTGCCTTTTAATGTCTTTATCTTTTTGATCTTCTTTTATGATATTATTTAATTCTTCTTTAATTATTTTTTTTAATTCAAATTTTTTCATTTTTATTCTCTACTATTTTTGTTTAAAGAATTCATTATTTCGTTAGAAATTTCATTTAACGTGTTATATAATGGTCTAAAATCAGTATATAATTTTCTAGTCAATGATCTATTTATTGAAGCGTTATTTTTTAATTTAATAAACAGTGTGTGCATATTCTTAATAATATCTAATATTTCATTATTCAATTGATGATGATCGTATTCTTTTATCAATTCCTCTTTGATAATCTGTTTTAATTCTGATTTTTTCATATAATTATTTTAAATCCTTAATTTTATTCCTAATTTCTTTATCTAAATTGTTCATTTTGCTGGCCAAATTATTAAAATCTTTAGCTAGTAATACAAATATATTTTTAATTTCACTTTCATTTTCCATATTTTTAATAGAAGTTGGCATATCATAAATTGAACGAAAATTATCTGTAAGTTTTTCAAAATTATCTAATGCTTTAAAAAAATTATCTAATCCATTATCATATAAAAAATTAGTTAATTTAGAAAAATTAATTAACTTAGTAGATCTTCCTTCATGTAAAAATTTTTTTACTTCTTCTTGTATAATTTGTTTTAACTCAAATTTTTTCAATTATTTTCTCCATTGTTAAATCTATTTCTCAGTAAAGATTTTAGCCTTTTTTCTCTCTTTTTAGTCGACGGTTTCTTATAAAATAAACTATTCTGTATTTCTGGCATCAATCCAAAATCTTTTACCTTTTTCTTGAATTTTCTTAATGCTATATCTACAGCTCTATCTTTTCCTTCTTTAGTATTTGGGAACTTTTTGTAATTAATTTCTGTATAAATACCGAAGAATTTTTTTTCTTTTATCAATTTTATACCTTTTTATTTTTACAATTATTATTATGAGCTCTATTTATTATTCTAATATCAAAATTTTTGTTGCAAAATTTACATTTTTCTTTAATTAAAAAATTTGGATTAAATTTACAATTTTTATTGTGCCATTTTACTAAATTTGAAATATCACATTCTTTTCCACAAAAAATACATTTATCCTTTTTTTGTCACTCTATTTCTAGCAATTTGTTTTAATTTATTTCTTATAATTTGATTATCCATAGATTTTTTAATAATATCACTCTGTTTATCTTTTTTTTCTTCAGTCCAAATATTTTTTAATGTATTTTTTATTTTTTTTATAGTATCAATTGAATGATTTTTACCATACATTGGATTCTTTTTTCCACTAAAATCATGTCCCATTTTTATTTTAGATTCTTCTTTATGTTTTTTACCAAACATTGGGTTATTTTCCCCAGAAGTTATTAATGAATATCTTTTATTTGACATAGTCTTTCCACCATCACCACCAATGCTTTTATCTTGAGATTTATATAATCTTATTAATTCTTTTTCATAATAATTTATATCTTTATCTTCACATATCAAATTTTTAAAATTTTCGATACCATATTTATTAATGGCTTTTTTTAATAATAAACCAGAACCAAAATAGTTATCTTTTAAAAATTTATCTTTAGTTGAATATCTTTTACCAATATAAATTTTTTTATTTAATAAATTAGTTGTTTTGTATATTATCATTGTTTTCTATTTTATTAGTATCAAAATATCTACTCATTACGTGATTAAGATCCTCATAAAGTGCATATAATCGTTCTTGTAATGATTTTGTTTCTCTAGCTGTTTTATTAATATTTTCACTAATTTTTTTCATTTCAGAAGTATTACGTCGCAAAGTAATTTTATCAAACCATTCGTCTGTTTCATCTAACATTATTCTTTCAGCCATTATAACTATATTTTTCATTTCTTCAGCTAATTGTACAAGATCCGATTCATTCTTCAATTTAGATCCATAATCGCTGAAATTTTTGACATTCTCGAGAAAGACTTTTTTCTCTTCAAGCGTCACAGGATTCTGTTCTAAGTCTTCATTAACATTTTCTGTCAAGACTTCTTTAATGAGTTTTTGTATTGTCTTACGTAATTGATTTTCTCTTATCATATCTCTCCATTTCTGACTACTTACTGTAAATTTTTTGCCATTTGAATCTATATAATGAACAAATGAACTATCTGTTTTAATAAGTGTTACAATTTCACCATTTTTTAAATGAACTTTTTTAGATTCTTCTACTGACTCTTTTTTAGGGACTCTCTCTGGTAAATCTTTGCGTGATGTCGATGCGAAATCTTTTATGTTCTTCTTCTTCATAGTCTTAGCTATTTTACCAGCAGCAGTATTAGATAATGGTTGTTCACCCTTTTTTATTGCATAAGCAATACCGAATAATCTTTGCTGAGCTTTTGATACGGCTTTTTCTTTAATTATTTCTTCTTTAATATTTTTTACTTTATTAATAAACCCTGATGGTGTTTTTGAATTATCTAATGCCAGTTGAACATCCCAAGGTAAATTATTATCGTTAAATAATCTTTTAACTAATTTTTCAAAGACATCAAGGTATTCACCTTTGTGTCTAAGGTGCTCTAAATTATATAATTGAAGTAAATCTTTTGCAGAAATTTTACTATATGATTCTTCTAAAATTTCTTTTATTAATATGTTAAGCCCATCTTTGTTCATTATTTTATATATTATGTTTTAAAAAACTTATTAATCTTTAACGTTAAATATTCTTCTATTTCGTTATGTTCAAAACCCTCGCCTAATAAGTCATTAAATATTTGATTAATTATTCTTTGTAAATCTTTAATATCTTGTGATCTTACTAATTTATCCATTCTGACTAATTCAGATGAAGATAATTCTTTTAACAACACTTCTTTAATTATGTTTCTTAATTCTTTCTCTTATTTCTTTTTATATTGATAAAAAACTGGAACTTCTTCTTCAAAATTAAATTGTTTTGCTTCTTTTTTAATTTTTTGAAGTTGAGAAATCACATTGTTAAACTCTTTTATATTAAAATCGTTACCATTTCTTTGCGAATCATAGATTGATTGTAGTTTTTCAAATGCTGAATAAAATTCATTTCCAATTACATGTCCTGGTAATCTATAAAAACTTTCTTTTAATAATTTTTCTTCTACATTTTTAATAAATTTACTTTCAAAAATTAAAATAAAATATCCAGCTCGAACAGCAGATCTTACAGAAAATTTACCAATACCAGCATTATCTAATGTATCTTCAATTTTTTGTTTATAACCTTTCCAATGAGAATTAGCAACAACACTTGCATCATTTTCTCCTGCACTAACTCCATAATAAGTAAATCCAGCTTTTCTAAGTGCATCACCTGCTTTTTTAGATCTTTCTTTTATATCTTCAAAAAGTATATTTTTAATTTGTTCTTTTATAATATTTCTTAATTCAGATTTTTTCATTTTATTTTTTAATTAGTTTGTATTTAAAATTAATCTACAGGTATTTTTTCCAAATTTTTCATTTATTTTTCCAATAACAATATCAACAGAATTTTTATCTCTACAATACCACATCTTCTGTATATTATTAAAATAAAACTTTCCGACATGCTCTTTTGTATTCTGAGATTCAGTGAGCTTTGTTACATTAGAAAATATATTTTTTATTTCTTCAGTAATATTACCAAAAAATGCCCAGCAATATGGCGCATCATCAGAATCCCATGCTTTTATATGTTTTATTAGAATTTTCATTTATTTTTCTCCTTAAACTTGCATCTTTCATTATGATATTTATTAATATTTCTATAATCCATTTTAGTTCCGCAATACTTGCATTCTTTTCTTGTATCTATTCTATCTGGATTCATTTTACATTTTTTACCATGAAATTGTACAAAAGAAGACATTGTATATTCTTTATCACAATAAATACATTTTTTTTCGTTCTCTATTTGATGCTTTAATTCGCATTTTTTCTTTAGCTTCTTCTGAACGTTTACTTCCAGTAAATCTTTCTATTGCTTCATCAGCTCTAAGTTTTCTTAATTTTTTCCCAACTTCTTCTCCATACATTTCTTCATATGTTTTACCTAGTTTAGATTTTGAAATTTTTTCAATCGTTTTTTTAGAGTGTTTAAAGTGTATTCCACGAACAGTTGATGCTTGTTTAGCTATATTATATCCAATATTTTTATTGACTGAGTTATAGCCTTCTATAAATGCAGTTTCAAACCAATTAGCATATTCATTACCAACTATTAATAAAATTTCTCTTTTAAAATTTTCTTTACCATATAATTTTACTGCATTTTTCAAATAAACACCTGAGCCAAGATACCATCTTTTACCAGCATAACACTGTCCAATATAAATTTTACCATTTATTAAATTTGTTGTTATATATATTTCTATCATTTATTTAATTTTCTTCTTTTACTTCTGAAGTTATGTTTCCGAAAAAACCAAATACTACAGGAGCCGATTGATCATTTTCCCAAGCTTTAGTACGACTTATTATTATGTTCATATTTTATATTTCCTATTTAAAATCTTTTATATAATTTTTTAGTTATTTCAAGAGCTTCTACTAAATGTTGAATTAATTCTTTCTGCAGTTTTATACTTTCTTTATCTCGTTCATCATGCTTGTGATTAGATATAATTTGAATCAAACCAGTAATTTTGTCAAGAGGTACTCCATATTCATATCCTTCATTTAATTGTTCTTCTTTTAATATTTTATGAATCTCTTCTTTTATTATATGTCTTAATTCAATTTTTTTCATTTACTTTCCTTTTTAAAAATTATTTACTAATTTCACTTAAAATTTCTTGTATAATACAATCTATTTTCGAGCGACATCCGATAACTGGATTTTTTTCAATAGCTTCTCTTAAATTAATTGGTGAAATAAATGCATTGTGAGTTGATGGATTAGATACTATATCAGCAAGAGTTACTAATTCAAAATCTTCTTCTACTTGTAAAGTATCTTCATTTATTTCTTTAACTGAACCCAATCCTCTACTAGATACACCAACTTTAACATCAGCTAAAAGCAGTTCTTTTAAAATTCTTCCCATTGGAGTGTTCAACACTTCTATAATTCCTATTATATCATTATTGTTTTTACCTCCCCAATGAGCTTCAGTAATTAAATGAGAAACATTTTGAAGATTTACTAAAGGACTATCTGGATGATCTAATTCAGCTAATGCACGTCTCTCTTTTATCAAAGTCTGGTATTTGTTTAATTCTCTTTCAAGAATTGAACGCGGATAAATTCTATTATTTTGGTTTCGAGTATCAGCTCTTTGCAATATACCTTGACATAATAATTTTCCATTATTTTTTTCAATACTTTCTTTTAATAATTTAGAATTTTGATCAAATGGAAGCCAGTCTATGAGTATTGATTTTTTAATATTGTTCATTTTATTTTCTTCTTTAATAATTATCCATATGTCCACTATGTATTCTTGCATAGTCATCTATTAATTCTTTTAATTCAGTGTCTTTTAAATCATTTACTGATTTTGCAAAAACTTCTACATTATTTTTAAATTCTTTTTTTTCTTGTTTTGACATAAATGACCAAGCTTCATCAACCAAGGATTTAAAATGAGTATCTTTACTATATTCTCTCTTTTCATTTAAAATTTTTCTAATTTCTTCTTTTATAATATTTCTTAATTCTGATTTTTTCATATTGATAATATTCCTATAATTTTATTTTCTTCTAGATATTTAAATTCAATATCAGGAAATAATTTATTTTCACTACTCTCATTTTCGAGTAATATCTGTAAATTTTTATTTGAGTTAAACTGATATATCATAAAGTGCTTATTATTTTTAAGCTTGCCAAATTGTTTATTTACAATTATTTCACCATGTTTGTTTATTGTATCGACAACAGTGTTGAATACTGTTTTTGCAGCAATCTCTTCATATGATGGAATAGAAAAATTTTGATGTTTATATTCACTTTCTATTTCAACATCTTCTTTTATATAGTCATCATATAATGTTCTTTTTGCTATATCTTGATCTAAATTTTTATATACTGTTTGTTCAAAATTGTTCATTTATTTTTAAATATTTTTATCGCTAATAATTTAGATTTATTAAGTAAACTCAATAATTGATCTTGTAAATCAATTTCTTTATCATTATCATTATCTATTTGATTGATAGTTTTTATAAGTTCTGTTATTTTACCTATAACAATACTATATTCTTGGCCTTCATTTAATTTATCTTCATTTAAATAATTTCTAAATTTGTCAATAAAGTAGTCGCGATCATTAATAAAATATTTCTCTTTTTTCATTACAATCCTTTATTTAATTTGTTGCATTTTATTTGCTATTCGTGTGATTTGTTCACCTATTTTTCTTATAGCATTATTACTTCTTTTATAGAAATCTGATGTTTTAATATTATTTTCTTCTTTAAAAACTCTTGATTTATCTACCAATCTTTCTACTTCATTTAATTGTTCTCTAATAGATTTTATGGCATTTGCTATTATACGTTTAGGAGTTATTTCAGTATTTTTGAAGTCAATTGATTCTCTAACTATATATCTACCATTTTCAGCGGCTTGTTTTTTAGTAATATAAAATTTATCTTGCGGTAAATGCAAATCTTTTACAAAAAACCCTTTATTGTCTATTCTCAAAACTTTAAATTTTTCATCATTTGAATCTATGATTGTATCACCTTTTTCAACTCTGTTTATGTCAAATTTTTCTAATTTAGATTCGCTTATATTATTTTTTTTAGCAAAATCTTTTATTAAAATAAATAGATTTTGCTTTTCTTCATCACTTAAGTTTCTCACATCATCTTTTGTCCAAACATCATATTGTCCTAATATTTGTCTAAATCCATTAGCTTTTTTATGATGCATTTTATCCACTTTTTTATCTAATTTATCTAATAGATTTATCAAATCTCCACTAATATTTTCTTCTAAAACGTCTATAACATCCCAATCTTTATTTCCTTGTAAAGCTCTTTTCTTTTTTTGATCAGAGCCTGGTTTTGAAAAAGCAAATGGTGTCTGATAAGAGTCACCACCAGCCATTGCATTTACTGAAGATGTTTCTTCTAAATGATTTATTAAATAATCATACAATTCTTTGAGTTTATTATAATTTCTTACATTGCCTTGAAATCCAAGATTAATTATATGATTAATTACATGTGATTTAAATTTTTCAAATGTATTTAATTTTCTATTTTTTATATCATCTTTAAAATCTTCTATTGTATATGGAGCAGAAGAATTTTTAACAACAAAAACATCGTCTAAATCAAATTTTATACCCTCATTTAAATTTATCTCTTGTTCAGAATTATATTGAGAATCAACCCAATTAAAAAATTCTTTTTTCTTTTCATCAGATAACTCATTTGGCGAAGAAACACCATATTTTTCTAGACATTTTTTAAATAGTTTTTGATATGGTGATAATTCTACAGTTTTTGGTATTAATGTTTCTTGTTTGATTACTTGACGAATATATTCTCGTAATTTGTTTTCTTGTAGTTTGTTCATTTTTTAAGTTTTATCCCTTTCTGAAAATTTTCACCAACCACTACTTTTCAATCCTTTATCATATAACTGTTTTATTATTTGTTTTGCTTTGGATAATTTTCCTCTTTCAACCCTAATAATAAAACTAGTATCAGGATGCTTAGAAGCTTTTATATTAGCTTTTTTCAAAGTAGTTATTATTTTATCATTACTAACACCACTATATGCAGTTTTTGTACCACTTGGATAAAAATAATCCCATTCAGCTTCATTTAAAATTTTTATAATTTCTTCTTTTATTATTTGTTTCAATTCTGATTTTTTCATTATTTCCTTTTTATAGTAATACTTACGTTTTATCTAATTGATTTATTAAATAATTATATAATTCTTTGAGTTTATTATAATTTCTTACATTACCTTGAAATCCAAGATTAATTATATGATTAATTACATGTGATTTAAATTTTTCAAATGTATTTAATTTTCTATTTTTTATATCATCTTTAAAATCTTCTATGTTATATGAAGCCGGGGAAAACCTTGAAGTAACAAAAACATCGGCTAAATCAAATTTTGTATCTTAAGTTAAATAAATATCTTCTTGTAAAATTTTCAATATTTCTTCTCTAATAATATTTCTTAATTCTGATTTTTTCATTTAAATTATTTCCCTTTTTTACATCCATATTTTTTTAAGTGTGATTTGATTTCAGACAACAAATTATATGACTTCAAAACTGCTATAATATGGTTATCTTTGATTATTTTTTTGTTTAATATATTTTTTAATTCTTTACCTACTTGGTTGACTTTAATCTTAATTGCATCATCTGGTATCTTTTTAGTTAAAACTAAAATTTCTGTTAAGATTTTATTAATGTGTTTGTTTAAGACCTCGCTCATAGTTTTTGAGTTAGAAACATTGTGAATGTAATCTTTAATCAGTGTCTTTTGACTTGAGTTAAGTTTGTCAGAATATTTTTGGTTAAACTTAGAAATTATTAATTCTTGTGTAAGTAATTTCGTTGCAGTATCCTGTTTGTTTAATTCTATTAACAGTGAGTCTTGTTTTACTTTAGGAACAGTACCCTTTATCATATATTCTACAACAGTAAATTTAGCTTTAATTAATTCTTCTGGATTTGAAACTTCATTCAAAATATCTGAATATTCGAATAACTTATAGATTGATGCTAAAACAGAGTAATTATCTATTTTGGATGAGAATAATTTATCGACCGAAAAGTTTTCATTGATCTCTTTTATGATGTTGTACTTGTCGCTGCGAAGCTTAGAGTTGTTAAGCTGCTTTCTTGCTTGGACTATGATGTCTATAAAACTTGAAGCTCTTGACTCATTAACGAACCTTTTCTTAGTGAGCTGCTGATACAACTGCAACTCTTTCCTGAGTTCAGTATCTTTATGGAAATACTTTTTAATTAAGTCCATAGCCTTAGATGAATTTTTTGTCTCATCTAGAATGTCTGCAGTTATCTGACGTATTAGAGTTTCGAATATAAGACAGGCATTTTTAAGCTTGCTATGGTGGATTTTATTTTTCAAATTAAGTCTCCAAGAAATTCATAGTAATAAATATAAAAATTGTAAAAAAAATTAACTTTTATCATCCAATAGGCGCTTTAACGAATCTTTCTTCAACAAATCTATTTCTTCACCCAAGATGTTTATTTTTTTAATAATAGTAGAACCATATTTTTTAGACAGTTTATCAAAATTCTGTAATGTCTCTAAACTAAACGGCTTGACTTTCTTCTTGCCTTTAGCTAGTTTATTAGCATTTAATCCTGTATCTTTTTGTCCAAGTGGGTTTCTGCCTAAGAAATGTTTATCTTTCTTATAATCTGGTCCTAAATCTTCTGGCTGTCCTGGACTATCGTATTGTTGTTGACCATTGTTTCCTGTCTGTGTTTCATTACCCTTAACAGCAATTTCATCTGGATCGTTGACATCTCTAACTGTTCCTCCATCATCAACATGCTGTCCTGAAACTAATGGATCATTTCCTTGATTTTGTACTTGAATAAGCCTATATTCAAATTTAGTATCTTCAAGAATTTGTTTTTTGTATTTTTTAATTTCATCATCACCCAACTCATAAACGTTTTTATACAGCCAATCATACGGCATCATTTTTTGAGTCTTCATAGTTTCTATTACTTCAGCTTTTTGTTTCCATAATTCTATTTTTTCTTGCTCGTATACTGTAGAAGGACTAGCCATGTTTATTTCAAAATTTAATAGATCTTCATCTTTATATCCTTGTATAAATAAGTGTATCATTGCAAGATTTTTGAATTCTGCTATTATTGTTTTTTGAATACGTTCAATTGTGCGAGCAAATCTTATGTCCTGCTGCGTGAGCACACTGCGACCGCCCAATGCTGACTCATATCCTAAAAAAGCTTTAGGAATTCTAAGTGCTGACATCAATTTATTTTTAAGATACTCAACATCATCAATTGCATTATATTCAAGTCCACCCAATACATCAACACCAGTTGCATCATCTCCACCACGTTTTGGTAAATAAAAATCTTCAGTAATATTTTGCATATTATATTTTAAATTATAATTTCCTTGTTCATCTGTATATGGGACTTTTTGCATAGTATTAATAATCTTTTCCATATATGGATCAACCTCGTTGGGTTGTAGATTTCCGACATCAATTTTAAATACCCTCTTCATAGGAGCTCTCATGATCCTATGAATTAACATTGCGTCCTCCATTAAAGTTAATTGTTTCCATATCCTTCTTGCAGATTCAATCATACTTTTACCATAAGGCAAGAAATTTGTATCTGTTAATAATCTAAAATGAGCTATTTCATAATTTTCATAATTACCTTGTAAAACAGGCCCATCTATTCTATATTTTACTTCATACGGATTCTTAACATTTTCTCCCTCGATTCTTGTAGTCGAGTATGGTGATAGTGGAAGTGCGTTAATAATACCCAATTTTTCTGCTAAATCTAATTTAAGCATCATATCACCATATTTTACAAGATTTCTTGTCCAATGAATCAAATTAAAATCAATATTTAAAATGTCATAAAATAAATTATTTAAAATAGATAAAATTTCTTGATCATCTGATTTTATCGATAACGTTTTTCCGAATTCATCCTTAACACAAGATTCTTCTGCCATGAGGTCTACACCCGAAGAAATAAGCGGGTCTTGATCCATCAATTCATATTCCCGAAATAGTATTAACCTTTGTGCTTGTATAGACAGTGATTGATTATAACCATACCCACTATTAAGAGAAGAATATAGAGAGCGATATTTTGAACCCATATAATTTGTAGTAAGAGAGCCCATTGCCTGAGTGTTATACGTGTCTATAACACGAAGGTGTTTATTTTTAATATTTCTAACTACAACATCTGAAGAAAATAATTTCTTTAGTTGTTTAAATACATTATTTTCTATTATTAAATTTGCCAAGTTTACCTCTTAATTTTTTAAATATTTTTTAACATATTCTGATAATTCAATTTCTTTACTCCAATCTTTACCGTATTCAGCTGTAACAATTCCATTTATCAATGTAGCCTTATCTGTACTTTTATCAGCTAATGTTATTCTGTGATAAGTTTTATATATGTTTAATATCTTTTGATATTTTATTTAAATAATTCCAGTATGCGTTTATAGTTTTTGAAATTTTATCTTCATCTAAAATTTTTTTAATTTCTTCTTTTATTAATTGTTTAAATTCAGATTTTTTCATTTGATTATCTCTTTTAATTTTAATTAAGATTTTCTAATTTTTTTCTTGCAATTTTTTCTGATTCATTCCAGCCATGTTTTGATAAAATTTCTATCCATGATTTTAATTTTTCAGCATCAGTTATTCTTTTAGTCCTTAAATCGGCTAATTGATTCTGTTTTTCTCTAGAATCAGTCTGTTTCATAATATTATTTAATCTAACTAATGAATGATCTAACTGTTGCTCGTATCCCTTTTCTTTTAAAATATTTTCAATCTCTTCTTTTATAATATTTCTTAATTCTGATTTTTTCATTTTATACTTCCTAATTTTATATTTGTGTTAGGTCAAAATCCTCATTTTGAGCAATTTTTAACTTCCACGGATTTGCTCCAATTTGATTCCTTGACTGTAAAATTGCTGGTATCCTTTCAACTCTAATTCCATCTAACATATTTCTAGTCAACTCTTTTCTATTTTCGTTTAACCTCAATGCAGTGTCCTTTACCCACAATAATATTGCCAGTGCCATAATCAGATCATCATGATACTTACTACTTGACGGCTGTTGTTTGCCATTCATCCAAATAAAGGTAAATAGCTCATTTATCAATCTCTTTGATCTAACTGTAATGCTTCTATCTAAAAAATATTCCTGCATCTTTGATAATATTGCAGGTCTTGTACTAGAATTTGTATTGAATCCAGGAACTGATTTTTTTGCTAAAGTATGAAGTTTATTAGTAATCCTATCTGGTCTAGAAGTATCTACAACTTTAACTTTTTGATCTGAATAAAATAAATTGTGATATTTACGATCCAAGACTCTTTGAATCACTGCCCACCCAATTGGATTATTTTCTATAACAATTAAAGCATCATTATATTTTACGGCATATTCTACTAATAGATTTCCAAAATCTCCAGTAGATATTTTATCTTGATACTCGGCTACTTGAGTAACATTTGCTATATCAAAAATATGAAATGCCGAATAATCTTCCCCATCTCCTCTTGCAACATCAGCACTCAATATATAATTTTTTGTAAATACAGGTTGTTCCCATATCCACATGTTGTTATCATACTCTGTTTTTACACCTGGCTCTTGGACAAAGGTATTATTGTAATATTCTAATATCTCACCTGGTATTACTGTATCACCAGAAGTGAGCCAATCTGCGTCACATTCTTGTGCAGCCAATCTTGGTCCTAATTCTATATCTTGTTCATCTCTCCAAGCTTGGTTTCTTTCTGGATGCATTGTCCAGTGTAAAGTAATCGGATAAAAATTATTTTTTTCTATTTCGGCGTTTGTAAATGTTTGATGGAAAAAATTTCCGATTCCATTTGGGGTTGACAAAATTATGATATCACCACCCGTAGAAATTGTAGGCTGTAATCCAGACCAAATAGAATCCATAATTGGAATATGAGCGCACTCATCAATTACTAAAAGTGCTGCAGCATCTGCACGTCCTGAATCAGCTGTACTTGTTCCTGCATAAATTTGTGATCCGTTAGTATATATTTGACTCAATCTATTATCTTCTTTACATTTCAATCTCATCCAACTCGGTAAATTTTGCCACATAAACCGAACTTTATCTATTATTTTTTTAGCAACATCTTGTTTTGTAGCAATAACTAAAATATATTTATTCTCATTAAATGTCATGATCCACAATGCATAAGCAGCAATAAGAGTAGATATTCCCATCTGTCTATTTTTTAAAATAATTACTCTATTGTGTTTTTTAAATGAAGCAAGAACATTTTCTTGAAAATCATACATTATAAATGGAAGCCTACCTCTTATCTGGTGTACAATATGACAGTATCTTTTTATAAAATATGCAACATCATTTGCACATTTTACATATTCTTGTTGAATAAGTTGTTTTAGATCTTGTTTTGTTGTCTGAACTTCTTGAGTCATATTTTATTTTAATTTTTCTACTTTTTGTAAAATATCTTGTACTATAAACTTTTCTCTCAATTTTATAACTTCTTGTTCAAGTTCTATAATATATTTTTTTACTTCTTCTAGTTTATCTTGTATGAAAATTTTAGTTTTTTCATATTCTGGATTTCTCCATTTTTCTATATGACCATCTTCTTTTACATACTTGTAAGTTTGTTTTAATCCGTTTTCTAAATAATCTTCAGTTTCATCTCTGACGTCTTTTAACCAAGATAGTTTATTTTCAGAAATTTTCCATTTTTCATATTCATCCCATTCTCCATTTAATCTAATTTGATGTTCATCTTTAATTACACAATCAAAACACTTATTTCTCATTTTATAAAATTTTATATCAAGTGTTTTTTCCATTCTATTATTACACTGTGGACATCTTTGTAAATGAAAATATTCTTTGGGCACTCTCATTATAGAAAGTTTTTCATGTTCTTTGAAAGTTGTATTTCTTAAATCAATATTTTCAAGTATTTCTCTTATTTTTTGCGGATATATGTACGACATTGGACGTGACGATTTTCGTTCTGATTTTTGTTTTAGTAAGTTTATTCTTTCTTCTGGAGTTAATTGTTCTAAATCTGATATGCTTTTTATCATATGTCCCTTTATTTTAATAGTACTAAAATTAATTCTTCAAGATTACTTATAGAAGTTTCAAATGATATGCCAGCATTGTCTGCATTATAGTGAAAATCAATTTGCATTTTTTTTGTTAATGTATCTTTTATACGCTTTATTAATTGGTTTCTATTTTTATTTAATTTTTCTAATTCTATAGCATTTAGTGGTAGATAGCTTATTGTGAATATATTATTGTCTAAATTTACTATTATATTAAATCGTACTCCAAATATATAGACTTTTTTTAAAGAATGTTCATATAATAATGGCTTTAACGATATCATTTGTTTATAAATATTAAAATTTTCAAAATTTTATTATATTTATATTAAAATTCAAACAGTAAGGAATAAAATGAAGAATTTGATAGTCATAATTTTATCAATTATGTTCATCTCGTGTGAAAACTTTGAAAAAGTAAATCAAGTAGAAGATGTAACTCTAAATATTAATAAAACTTTATCGATAAAAGAGACTTATCAATATTTACAAGAGTTTGATAATGTAGAATGTAATTATGAAGTTGTTGAAGATTATATTAATGTAAGCTTAGTTAATGCAGAAATTATTTATCATTCACATGATTATTTTACATTAATAAGATATGCTAATTATGATAAGTTTATATATTTAGGAACTTTATCAGATAGTAAATTTGTGATTCCATATTATGGAAATGAAGACATCATAGATGTTAAATTATTTGCTATAATAATTCATTTAACACACTAACCATTTATAGACCCGCTCAGCATAAGTTCTATAGTTGCAATTGGATTTTCCCATGTAAGTCCAGAGCTATTTGAAACAAATGTAGAAATTACGTCACCTCTAGCAAAAGTATAACTGCCCTCGCTGGACGTTTCATAAAATGATGTCTCTGCTGTTATCGATTTGGTAACAGTAAATAAATCACTTCCATTTTTTCT